AAGAAGCTCTGGGGAATTGATCCTACTAGTATTCTTATAATACGTAGTATGATTCCCAAGAATCATGTGTACATCAAGCCCTCTAAGTCTGTCAAAATAATCCGTCTTAATGCGATTAAGAGTATTAAAGTCCATAGACTTTCGGTTATCAAATGTGTCACCCAGATCAAAGACTGTGGTGATACCTTCTCGCTCAATAGTAGGGAAAAATATTTCATTGTAAAATCTATGCCAGTAGTTCCAGAACGCAAGAGATCCTTTGCGTCCATCAAGATGCTGATCTGTGATGACTGCTATCTTCATTGCTTAGTTGTATTGCTGCGTGTTCTGTTTATGATAGTAATAAACTTGTCACCAGCAAATGTACCAGCAAGGCACACATCAATCTCATCTCCATCTAACCAATTCATATCACCATTCTTCTTGGTATGTAACATTGCTTCTTGAATTTTATCTACAACGTCTTGTGTTAATTTCATATACTGCTCTAGTATTAGGATATAATTGTCTTAGTTTCTTTACTACTGCTAGTTGTACTTCAAGAAGTCTCATAAGGTTTTATAATAATACGATTGTTTTTATAGTCTGCTATGAATTCAAGTGGGACTTCATGGTCCCACATAAGTTCTTCATACATTGCATTCAAACGATCCATGTCTTCCCAGAGATCATTCAGATGTTGAGGTAAGTGATCTTCTGGTTCGCTCATCGGTTCATTTTAATTTCAATGTTTTCTTTGATGCTACCCATATCAGATTTAGATGCATTCATTCCTTGCATATCACCAGTATAAGAATCAGTATGCATTACCTCATCATAACCTGACTTCTCAAGAATCTTATTTTTAATTTCCATCTGCTTTTTCTCTTTTTGAATACGTCTAAGAAAAGCATAATAAATTATCTGAGTGAAATACGCAAAAGGATTTGATGATTTCTCTGGGTTAAAATTATCTATGTATTGTAAACAATTTTCTATGCCATCACAAATCATGTCCTCACGGAACATGTAGTTAACAAAGTTTGGTTTATATGATAAGTGTGTAGCGATCTTCAAGAAGCACTCACCTATGTAATTAGGTACTCGTGGTCGGGGATCCTCATTCTCACGTGCCTCTATGACAGAATTACGATATCCGCTGATAGCTATTAAAAATTCTTTATTGTTGACGTAATATTCTGTCTTCTTTTTCATTCGTGGCATGACTGCTCCCTTAAGTATAGGTGGAAATGACCAAATTGTCAAGGGGGCTTGACAAACGCCGACAAACCCAGTAGGATAACTCTGTTAAGGGTTCAAGGATGAGTCTAGCTTCTTTTATATAGATCTTCTAGAGATTGTTTTGTTTTATTCACGGAACCTAAGTGACCCATATCACGAGTAAAATGATGTGGAACTTGAGATTCTTTAAATTGAGTTAACTCAACAGTATGTCTTTCAACTGATTGAGTATAGAAGTTTTGAATATTAACATCCTCAACCTCAGTCATAGTAAGAACATGTTTCTTAGGAAGAACAAACATATGATCAAAGGTAGAATGAATCCATTCACTTAAAGCAAATCCTGCTACTCTTATATTTTTTTTAGTAGCATCTATTCTACTAACAGACATAGGACTTTCAAGCACAAGACTATCATCATCTGGCATGTAAGAAACTTTAGATATAAGTTCTTCGCCAGTAATTAATTTAATTGTTGCTATAAAATCTGGTTCCATTAGTTTACCTTTAGATTTATTTTAATAACTTCATACTTAAAATTTTCTCCATTGTATATGTTTACTCTTTCGTTTAAATGTTTGATAGTATAGTTCTGACCACCTATGTCATCAGCGATATCATAAAGTGTAGCTACAGTTTTATCTTCTCCTCTACGGAGAACTCTTCCAATGGATTGGAGATTTCTAATTCTGGACTTGGAGGGACTGGCGAAGACGATGTTGTGCAACCGCCTAATGTTAATCCCAGTACTGAAAGTGCCATAACTGGCAACAATAATCGCATCATTTTCTTGCTCCGTGAGTAATCTAACTTCTTCACGGTCTTCCACTTCAGTGCCACCGTGAACAAAGAAAACTTTACGGTCTTCTTTGACATTACTATTTATGAGATCATATAATGGTTCTCCATGCTTCTCAACGTAGTTAAATAGTACTAGGGTATTGCCATCTAGATCTCTCACTAAGTTTTTGATTAGATTATTTCTACCCTTATGCTCAACCAGATAATCTATCTCATCATGATAGGTTTCAAAATGTTGAGGAGCATGTTGACAAAGTAGTATTTTAATTCTAAACTTACTAAGATATCCTGATTTGATAAGATCATCTGTCTTAGTTACTCGGTCACATGATCCAAATAGACCTTCTAGTACCCACTTGTGAGTCTTACTACCATCTAGTGTACCAGTAAAACCAAATCTATACTTAGCATTATGCAACTTAGTCATGATGCCAGTCAATGATTTACTCTTGAATAGATGTGCTTCATCACCTATGACACAATCTATGTCATCAAAATATCTCTTAGGGAATTTATAAATGGATTGCCAAGTTGATATAATAATATTTTTATCTGTATTCTTATCCTTACCACCATAGATCTTATGAACAAAGTCCTCAGCATTCCATCCGTAGTCAACGAAGTCGTTGACCATTTGCTCAACAAGGGAAGTAGTTGGGACGACTATAAGTATCTTCTTTGCGGTGGCAGCGTAGTATCTGACTATGGAGTAGATCATAAGAGACTTCCCAGATCCAGTAGGAGAAAGTAACAACTTACGATTATTTTTTATAGCCTCGTAGACTGCCTTGTATTGGTAAGTACGGGGTTTTATATTGCAAACTTTATCCATGAATGTTTTGACACCACGTGGTGTAACAAAATCATTGTCCTCAACTATATTACCATACCACTCATCAGGTGCATGATAAATCTTGTATTCACGTTCATCAGCCCATGTCTGAAGATGATCTATCAATCCACAATATAATGAACCAGTACCAGGAGAGTACAAACGTATAGTACCATCCCAATGTCTATACCTAGGATTCTTTTTTAAATACTTTGCTTCAGGAACTTCAAACGTAAAGTAGTCTGATAGTTCCTTGTGAACATGCTCTTCTTCAGAATGAATTGTAACGTAGACTTCATTCTTCTTTTTGACTAAAAGGTGTGTCATCATTCAACAGCAGGTTTTTGATCTTCGTAAGAATTATCAAATGGAGGACCATGCCACCATGCTACTATTGATTTCCTAAGTCCTTTAGTAACTGGACGTACTCTATGAAATACGTCAGACTGGAAAAACACAGCAGTTCCTACTTTTGCAGGAATAGTTATGTATTTATTTTTTTCTGATATACCTTCTCTTTGATAACCCCAAAGTTCTAAATCAAGTTCTCCTCCTTCATACTCACTTTCAAGAAATATAGTCATACTAACTTTCCTTACTGAAAGAGCATCTTCATTTGGCCATAATGTTCTAACACGACCATGCTGATCTATATGCCAATCATAATAATCACCAACACCATATTGAGTATATTGAAGTGGTTCACTACCACCTGATATATCTAAGTACCATCTAGATTTATTGTTAGCTTTGAGTGCTAAATCATTACACACCTTCAAAGCATCAGGATCCTTTATCCAATTAGATTGGGATTTTCTATAGTATACATTGTTTGGATTATCATTTTTATATCCTTCAATTCTATCATAATTAAATTTGAATAAATCTTGATCAATTGATTTATTAATAATATCTAAATCTTCTTCAGATATATCTAGAATTTCGTAGGGTGATCCGTATCTCATTACTGTCCATTAATAAATTTCTCCCACTCAATAGCACTCTTGACTTGGAAACCCCTATTTGATATTTGTTTCATTACCTGATCTAACCAATAAAGCATTTGATCTAGGTATTTAATTTTCGCTTCTAGGTTTATGATGTCATCATCAGACTCTACATAAACTTTCATCTTATCTTGAGTTGAGATCCTACCGCCAAAAGGTTTTTCAGCATAGACCTTTGCATCAGCCTCGCCTCCATAGTACTCACGCTTATCTCTAACAAGTCTGCGAATTTCAAATTCAAGTGAGGTTTTAATCTGAGATATATCAGTGTAGTGGTTTAAGTATTTATTATGGCAGAAGGGGATGTCTAATGCGACCTGTGCTAGATCAGCACTATATTGTTTGTTCTTGAACTGGAAGTCTACATGACTATCCTCTGTCCACTCTGCTCTCAATTGTTCAAATTTATTACGAAGGGATTCAAAGTTCATTCAAATTTCTGATGTTTCTCATTAAGTATATCATACTTCTCATACTTGAACGTAACGTCAGCGAGTAAGTAGTCCACATCTCCTACTGTAGCATCAAACGGTACTCCTGACAAGCTTATAGGGAACATGTTTTTAAACTCTACTATATGATTTACATTTTGATGTGAGGTAAGAATGAATAACCTCGCATTAGAATATAAATCTTTTGTTCCCTCAGCAGTTCTTTGTTCAGATAATCCGTAGGTTCTAATCCAGTTATGAACAGAATAATAATTTTTTAGTTCTTCATCTATCATAAACCTAACAGACAAATCACCAAAGGATACTCCACCACTAGGTGCAATAGGTATTCCTCTGAACTGTGTCTGTACTTCAGCGAATGGCATTGAGATATCTGGTATAGAAGCAGACTGACAAAAGAAATCCACACCATTAAATATCTCTAGGTCTAATTTAAAACCTACAGGTACTAAAAAATTTCTATTTTTTGGTTGCTCATTAATCCATTCGGCAGCCATGTCAACTTCCCAAGCTATATCTTATTTAGTATACCACCAGTATGGACCTTCTCCAGGACCACCTGTGTAATCATCATCGTCTTCTTCTTCCCATGTAACCTTGATGTTTGGTGCTTTCTTCTTCTTCCAACTATTAACAGCAATAACTGAAGCAATGGTAGCAGCAGATACTATAGGTGAAGCGAAGAGTAGTATCTTCTGTAACATTAGTAGTGATATTCGTCAAGTATGTCCAATGCACTATTTAGTATTCGTTGAGCTGCCCATCTTTCCTTACTATCAAACTCATGATACAACGATCTAGTGTCAATGTCCCTTTTCATTTTTAACAGTCTAGCTGTCATATCAACCTTAGATAATCTACCGTTCATAATGAGTTAGACGTTGTAATTTATTATACCCTATTTAAACAAAAAAGGGAACCCGAAGGTTCCCTTTGATTTGATATCGTGACCAGAGATCACATAAGGTTTGCAACACGTACACGTCTGTAGTACTGGTTAAGACCTGAGCCAAGAGCTTCAGCATCAGGAGTACCGTTCGCTTTAACAACGAATGGGTTAGCAACCATACCGTAACGAGTCTTAAATCCAATCTTGGGCTGGAATGTGTCTGGACCAATTGATCTGACCATTTGTAGAGGTACATATGGGCAGTAGAATAGTCCTGCGTCATAAGGTGAAGAACCTTTGTATCCTACAACATAGTAGTGAGTATCACTTACGTTAGCAGAATAAGGATCAACGAATACCTTAATACGTCCGTTAATTGTTCCAACAAGTAGATTACCTGTGTCATCAACTTCACCGATGGAAGGACCACCAGCTCCTTGAAGACCTGAAGAGTAATCAAGAGTACCACTCATAGCAAGAGCAGAAGCTACATCAGCAGAAGTGATGATGAAGTT